GCATGGATTTGGCTCCGAATATCGTACAACTACATTTTTTAGGACAAAAGCAGGAGAGATCGGTGTGAAATGCGGTTGCTTTTACGGTACTTTAGATGAGTTTAGAGCAAAGGTAAAGGAAACACATGGGGAAAGTAAGACAGCAAAAGAGTATTTGATGGTTGCAGATCTTATGGAGTTTAGATTTTCGAAGGAGGAAGCATAGATGAAAAAATGGAAATTTAATGATGATATACCGGCAGAGGAAGCAGCGGCTATGGTACGGGCTGTGGAACGCTACGCAAATGAAGTAGATACTCCGGATTTTAAAGTAATATTTGCAATCTTAGGGATTGAGAGAGTGGAGGTGCTTGCTTGTGTTGAACAGAGAGAAGATGCATAAGCTTTTAGATTTGGTACTCGACGCAAAGGAAAAAACGATAATAAACCCTTGTGATCCGTGTATTATGCTTGCTTTTTCGAGTGATAAGAGTGATACAAAATTCTTCTTGTCGGAAAACGTACATCCGTCAAAAATGCTAACGGACCGTCCGATGCCAAAGCATTATGACGTCAATATGTTAATAAAAAATGAACTTGATATAGATATTGCAATCGGTGTAATTAGTGCAATTGTAAGTCAATCATCGACACAAGGAGAAAGACATGATAGAACTTAAAACCTTTCCCAGTCACGAGGAATGGCTTGCTAACCGGAAAAACGGCATTGGCGGATCAGAAATATCAGCAGTAATCGGTGCGAATCCTTATATGTCAAATGTGGAGTTATGGGAACTAAAAACCGGAAGAAGACAAGCTGTTGATATTTCGCAAAAGCCTTATGTCTTGTATGGCACAAAGGCAGAAGCCCCGCTCCGGGAGCTGTTTAAGCTGGACTTTCCAAATTATGAGGTTTGCTATAAGGAAAATAACAGTTTTTACAACGACAAATACCCGTGGGCGCAGGCTTCTGTGGATGGATGGCTGTACGACGACAAGGGGCGGCTTGGGATATGGGAATGTAAGACCACAAATATATTGAATGCCAGTATGAGAGAGAAGTGGAAAAACCAGATTCCACAGAATTATTACTGTCAGTGTTTGTTTTATATGGCGGTTTTGGAAGCTGATTTCTGTGAATTGAAAGCGCAGCTAAAAAGCGAGTATGACGGAGAGTTATTCTTACAGACCAAGCATTATCACTTTGAGCGATCAGAGGTGGAAGAGGACATCCGGTATCTGATGGCTGAGGGCGAGAAGTTTTGGGAATATGTTACAAAGGACCAGTGTCCGCCGGCGAAGTTACCGGAAATATAAAGGAGGAAAAGAAATGGAATTAAGAATTTTAAGTCCGATGGAAGACGGATTTGTGAAGAAAATTGAATGGAACAATGAGGAGTTAAAAGAAGCAATCTCGGCAAAGGTGCAGGATTATAAAGGGCTCCAGTACACAGAGGAAACGATTAAGGAAGCAAAGAAAGATAAGGCGACCTTGAACAAGCTTAGAGATGCGATTGAAACAGAGAGAAAGCGTATTAAGAAGCAGTGTATGGCTCCTTATGAACTGTTTGAAAAGCAGGTCAAAGAAGTGCTGGTGATTATCGATGAGCCGATTCAGATGATCGATTCGCAAATCAAGGAAGTAGAAGAGCAGCGCAGACTGGAGAAGAAACAGAAGGTACTTGAGATCTATGAGGAGAATATTGGCAATCTGAAAGGAATCCTTCCTTTTGCAAAAGTATTCAAAAATGAGTATCTGAATGTAAGCAAGTCATTAAAGAGCATTACAGAAGAAATCATATCGCTGATCAGTAAAGTAAATCAGGATATGGATGTGATCGAAGAACTGGATACAAAGTACGAGCTGCAGGTTAAAGATATGTATGTCAAGACGCTGGATCTGTCGATGGCACTTCGCGAAAATGCAAGACTGGAGGAAGTAGAGCGTAAACTTGCGGAAAGAAGAGCGCAGCAGGAAAGAGAGCGGGCAGAGGCTGAAAAAAGAGCCGCTGAGGAAGCGCAGAAGAGAGCGGAGGCACAGCAGCAGATCGCAGAAAGTATTCCGGAGGAATCTGACAAAAGAGAGATTGTAGAAGAACTGCAGCAGAAAACTGCTCCTGATCCACAGACAGTTACACTCGAATTTAGAGTGACAGCTACACCGGAGCAGCTTCAGAAGCTGAAAGAATTTTTAAAGACAAACAATATCGTGTATGGACCAGTAAGAAAATAGGAGGATTAGGAAAATGGCAGTACAGAACAGTTTAGTAAACAGAAATCAAAAGGGCGGATTGACCGCATATTTGACGCAGGATGCAGTGAAAAATCAGATCAACAAGGTAGTTGGCGGTAAAAATGGGACAAGGTTTGTTTCCAGTATTGTATCCGCAGTGCAGACAACTCCGGCACTTCAGGAGTGTACAAACCCAAGTATTCTCTCAGCTGCACTGCTGGGAGAAGCTCTGAATCTTTCGCCATCTCCACAGTTAGGACAGTTTTATATGGTGCCGTTTAAAAATAAAAAGAAAGGCGTCACAGAAGCACAGTTCCAGCTTGGATACAAAGGTTACATACAGCTTGCAATCCGGTCAGGGTACTACAAAAAGTTAAATGTCCTTGCAATCAAAGAGGGAGAACTGATCCGCTACAATCCTTTGGAAGAAGAAATCGAAGTCAGTCTGATTGAGGATGATATTGAAAGGGAAGAAACCCCAACAGCAGGCTATTATGCCATGTTTGAGTACGAAAACGGCTTTAAGAAGTCGATGTACTGGAGCAAGAAGAAAATGCTTGCTCATGCTGACAAGTATTCCGCGGCATTTTCTGCGAAGTCATTGGAACTTTTAGAAGCCGGTAAGATTCCTGATTCCGAAAAGTGGAAATATTCCTCTTTCTGGTACAAGGACTTTGACGGTATGGCGATGAAAACTATGCTGCGTCAGCTGATCAGCAAGTGGGGAATCATGAGTATTGATCTTCAGACAGCGATTGACAAGGATATGGCAATTATCCGGGAGGATGGAACTGCTGATTATGTAGATCACCAGCAGGAGACAGTGGAGGAAGATAGAAACATCGTTGCAGAGCAGGAGATGAAAGAAGTCATTTCTCCAGAACAAAAGGAAACTGAAAAGGAACTTACCAGTGTGGAAAGTGACTTTTTTAGTTAATTATTAAGCAGCCTCCGAAACAATATATCACATATATGACACTTGAAAATACTAGATTTATACTCCTGCCGGTTACGTCTGTCCGGCGGGAGGGAAAGGGGAAGTAATGGCCGTAAACAGTAAGCAAAAAGGCGCCCGCTTTGAGAGGCAGCTTGCCGGTTTATTTAGGGACTATGGCTATACGGAAGCGCGCAGAACAGCGCAATACTGCGGGAATACCGGCGTTGCATCGGATGTCGTGGGACTTCCCGGAATCCATGTCGAAGCAAAGCACCAGGAACGGATGCAGCTTTACGACTGGATGGATCAGGCAAAGCGCGATGCAAAAGCTGGAAGAGCAGGATTGCTGCCGGCAGTGTTTAGCAAGAAAAATAATCACAGCATACTGGTCACAATGGAACTTGATGACTGGATGAAGATATACAGAGAGTATCAGTCGGGAATGGTGCAAAAAGCGAGAGAACACAATTTAAGCCCACTCATAGAAGCTGCAACAGACAATCGTTGCATTAGATGCGGAGAGATTATCCCAGAGGGGCGAATGATTTGCATAAATTGCGAAAACGAGGCATGCGAAAATTGACATCACAAATAAAGACTTGAAAATTATTCGGAAGGAGGATGCATGGCGATGTCAGATGTTAAATGGATTAAGATAGCGACAGATATTTTCGATGACGAGAAGATATTGCTGATAGAGAGCCTGCCTGATGCTTATGCAATTATAGCAGTATGGTTTAAACTATTGTGCCTTGCCGGGAAAAAGAATAATGGTGGCGTATTCCTTATGAATGACAAAATCCCATATACGGATAAGATGCTCGCAACAATTTTTCACATGAACGAATCTACTGTTGCTATGGCTTTGAGTGTGTTTGAACAATACAAAATGATCGAGATAGTAGATGGAATAATTACAATTCCGAACTGGAACAAGCATCAGACACTCGATGCTTATGAGCGAAAAAAAGAACGTGATAGGCTGTATCAAGAGGAAAGAAGAGCTAAACAGAGGGCTTTAATTGGTAAGTCGTCCGAAAAATCGTCTGACAAGTCGTCTGACGTCGCTGTTTCAGATATAGATAAAGATATAGATAAAAGTATATATATAAGGGCGTTCGCCAGCGAAAAAGTGAAAGATGCTTTTTCTTTGTATGTTTTATGCAGAGAGAAGCATGGAGATAAACTTGACCATAATCAAATCAAGCTATTGGCAGATGGATTAAAGGAATTATCTATGGATCCAGAAGAGCAGCTGTCAATTATTCAGAAAGCGACCGTGAGTAACTGGAAGAGTTTTTATCCGGTAACGAAGAAGACTGAGAAGAAAGCGACAAAAAAAGCTACCAGCAAGAAAAATGCATTCAACAACTTTGAAGGACGGTCTTATGACAGCAAAGAAATCGATGCAATAGAGGGGAGGTTGTTAAGCAAATGAGAATAGACAAATCCTCTAAGAATGGCAGCATGTCATATTTTATTCATAACCGTTCGAAGAAGAAAAGAAAGAAGAAGGTGAGAGGTAAATGATATTTATGACAACAAATCGCACTGTTGTCCTTAGAGATGAGTACGGCAGTCGCCAACGGTGCAGATGTGGTTGCGAGAGATTTAAGAGAGTCACAAACGCAGGCAGAAGATTGTACATGGCCAGAAGAGCCGTGTAGTTCGTTCCGGGAGGAGACGGAGAAGAAAATAGAGAGGAATAGAAAAAAATAAAGATAAGAGGTGTAAACATGGGAAAATGTAAATTACTAAGTATATGCCCGCAAGGCGACCGGTGCTGTATAGAGTGCCAGCATAACGATGTTTGCAATATGCAGTGCGCAGACGCGGATGAGTACGAGTATTGTGTGGAGTGCCCAGAGTATGAGGAGGGAAAATAAATGGACGAGAAGAAAGTTAGAGAAGCGATAAAAAGAATGTGCAAAATGCGAGATGCGAGCGATCGTGGGAGGAAAGGATGCAAAGAATGGAGGAACTAAAGAAATGCCCGTTTTGTGGTGGAGAAGCGATACTATATAAATCTTTTGATTACGTCAATAAGTGCAGAGTTGAATGTACGAATTGTAATATATGCACACAAAATTATGACACAAAAGGAGAAGCAATCGAAGCATGGAATAGGAGAGTGAAAGAATGATTTTATTTTGCCCTGATTTAACGGGGAAAGAAGAGGTAAAAGCAATGCTTATTGGGAATGGAGATTTTATCAGACCAGTGTTACATCCATGTATTAAAGAGAAATGTGTAGCGTACAAGGATGGAAAGTGCATGAAATACGATAATGAAGTGGAGGTAAAAGATGAATAGAGAAATCCTTTTTTAAAGCAAAGAGAATAGATAATGGAGAATGGGTGGAAGGGTATTATGTTAAAACAAGGCTTGGCACAGACATAAAACCAAGCGATGTAATCTTTGTTCCGTTTAAAATCAATAGGAATGAAGAATGGGGATGGATAAAAATTGACCCAGAAACTCTCTGCCAGTACACAGGACTTACCGACAAGAACGGCAAGAAGATTTGGGAGAATGATATTGCTGAATGTAATAAACGAAAAGAAGAATGTGGATTATATAAAGTCATTTGGAGAAAAGAGTATGCTGATTTTGGGGTTGTACCTATAAGCAATACATGCATAGGACGATATCCAATAGGATTTAGCTGCGGAAAGACATTGCATGGTAGAGATTATAAAAAGGTCGGAAATGTTTTTGATAATCCAGAGTTGTTGGAGGTGAAATAGCAAATGAACGTACTAGAGAAGATTTTAGAAGAGATGGAGAATGAATCAAAATTAGCACATGAAGAAATGCAAAGATGCGCAAGAGGAAATCCTTTGCAATTTGATGAAGTAAAAGGATATGCAAGAGCAATGGAATATGTAGTTGACACCATACGTTCTCACATGGATGAAATCCCAAACTGTGAAGGATGCAGCAGAAGAAAATGGTATCAAAAGGGGTTTGAGGACGGAAAGAAAGATAATGACTGGATTCCGGTGGAAGAGAAGCTTCCGGAAGAATCAGGATATTATCTTGCACAATTATCAAAAAAATTACCAAACGAAGATTATTCAGATAGGGTAGTGGTTTTGTATGATGGAACAGAAAAAGAGTTTATGTGTTATGCGAAACTTATTATTGCATGGCAGCCACTTCCGGAGACGTATAAAGATGGGAGGGAAAGATAGATGGATAATTTAAGCAGAAATGGATCAGGATGCTATGATCCAACCGCAAAAGTAGCGATTACACATGCGGATCATATCCCAAAGCATGTAAGAGATGTAATCGAGGTCCTCAAAAAGATTGCAAGATTGCCAGTCTTGCAGGATTTAGAATTGCAAATATCGAACTGGAGGATAAGACCACCAGGAAGAAGTTTAAATACCGAAAGTGAAATAAATACAGACACATGGATGTTATGGAGTATTTGAGGAGAAAGGGGATTGATGCCGGTGGACAAGAAAAGACTGAAAAAGCATAAGGCTAATAAAGAGCGGCTAAAACGACTGGAAGAGAAGATACAAGATCTGTGTAGCACGGAAGCAGAAGAAGTGATGGGAAAGGTTCGAGGATCAAGCAAAAATTTCCCTTACACCGAAATCAGAACGTCAGTATTAATACCTGATCCTTATGAGCAGGAGAAGATTGATAAGCAGATCAGAAAGACAGAAGCGGAAAGGATGCTGCTGAAGGCAGAAGTTGATGAGGTGGATGAGTACATAGAGGCAATAGGAGATCCGGAGATTAAGGAGATATTTGAACTGGCATTTGTGGAAGGGAAGAAGCAGCAAGAGGTTGCAGACATAGTTGGATATAGCAGAGGAAGAATTTCACAAATAATCAGTGAATATCTGAAAGATTAACACAATTAACATTTTATATATGTTATAATTATTCTAGAGCGATTATAATTGATCGCAATACTTACTTTTTATGTTCACACGGAAACGCCCTGATGAGAGTTGGGGCGTTTTTATTAGGTTTGAGTAAACATAGAAAAGATTGATAATGATTAGTAAATTTGCACAAAGATCGTTTGTTTTAGTTGAGGTAGTTGATTTTTAGATAAAACGGGATATAATACATAGTATAAATGTAATAAAAAGAGAACATTTAAATGAGATTATTAAGAACGCTTGGGAGGTGGCACATATGGCAACGAAGAGCATTCTAAAAAACATCAATATCAAAGATAAGAGATTGGCTCGTACATTTGTGGAAGCATTGAGCGGAGCAGAAAATACAAAGTATAAATCTGTACAGCTTTCGAGAGAGTGCAAAGAAGTTACTAGCGATAAAATCAAGGAGTTTTTTAGTAAATAGTGAAACTAGAAGAAATCATACCAAAAACACATTTTATTCAGTTTAATTTAAGTGATATGCTAGAACAGTTGGGAGAGGATTCAGTCAAGGCAATCCTCTCCACTTTTTCGTGTCCTAAGAATAAAGATGTAGAAATTTTTTTAAAAACTAAAGCGATTGAATTTTCCAAAAGAGGATTTTCAAAAACACATCTTGTATTTTGGATGACAGAAGATGGGCTGGAGAAAGAATTGGTAGGGTATTATACTATATCATCTAAACATATAACAGTACAAAGAAGTGCAGTGAATAGTAAAGAGGCAAGAAAATTGAGAGAGCATGGAGTTTTTGATGAGAAGACGAATAAATATACTGTATCAGCTCCGTTGATTGCACAATTAGGAAAAAATTTTTCAAATGGAAATGACAGTTTAATTTTGGGATCTGATCTACTTCAGCTGGCCATAGACAAAGTCAAAAGTGTCCAGAGAGAGATAGGTGGAAGATTTGTGTATTTAGAATGCGAAGACAAACAGAAACTTATAGAATTTTATGAGAGCAATCATTTTAAGAAGTTTGGAAAAAGAAACTTAGATCGAGATGAAACCGATATAGATGGACATTATTTATTGCAATATTTTGCAATGTTATAGATAGAAGAAGCTGATAGGCACCCTCCGGGGTGCTTTTCTAATGCCATCAATGGATAAGCAGGTTCGATCCCTGCACATGGCTTAGTAGCATATCACGGTAAATATTAAAAATCCGGAATGCCGTGGAAGTGCTACGGTGTGATATCACGAAAGGCAGATATCCGCAGATCTGCCAAGTAAACAAGTAGACATGATCTATATTTAGTGTTTTAGTCCCTGAGTGCGGATATGGGAGAGGATGTCAATAAAAGGCATCCTACGGGCGTATAGCTCAGTAGGTAGAGCGATGGTCTCCAAAACCATATGTCATCGGTTCGATTCCGGTTGCGCCTGTTATGGACTACTGCGACCTCCTTTCTTTTGGTTACGTTGTTTGGTTTTGCTTATTGTGTTATGCGGTAGTCCTAAAAGCTTAATGCATCCAGAGATGGGTGCTTTTATTATGTTGTAAAGGTGGTGAGTCCTATGACAGAAAAGCAGAAAATATTTGCAGATGAATACCTGATTGACTTGAATGCCACACGGGCTTACCGCGTTGCATATCCGAGCGTAAAGAAAGAAGAGTCAGCAGCAGTAAATGGGAGTAAGTTACTAAGAAATGCTAAGGTTGCAGAATATATTGCCGAAAGGATGGAAGAACGGCAGAAACGAACAGAAATCACGCAGGATCGAGTTTTAAATGAACTGGCTGCGATTGCTTTCTCGAATGCTGCTGATTACGCAAAAGTAGTAGAAAAACAAGCAACAGCAGAAGTAGATGGAAATATCGTTCCGCTTGTAGGGGAAAACGGAGAGCCGGTACTATACCGAACTGTAGAACTGGAGCTTACAGAGAATCTTACAGAAGAACAGCAGCGAGCCCTCGGGACAATTAAAAAGGGGCGCGATGGATTGGAACAGAAGCCATGCGACAAGGTAAAGGCACTTGAACTTCTCGGCAGACATTTAGGCATGTGGAATGACAAGTTGGATGTGGCAGGGGATATGGACATGAAAATTGTAGTAGATTACGGTGATAGTGATGAAACAAGTTAATGTTGGATTTAACAGAAATTTTAAAGAGTTCAATGAGTGCAAGAAAAGATACCGATTAGCAAAAGGTTCTGCCGGATCCGGAAAGTCAGTGAACATTGCGCAGAATTTTATCATCAAATTAGGCGATCCGAAGTATAAAGGCGCAAATCTTCTGTGTGTCCGGAAGGTTGACACGACAAATAAGGACAGCACTTATGCGGAGTTAAAGAGTGCAATCTACAAAATATACGGAGATAAAGCAGGATTGTTTTGGCAGATCAAAAGCAATCCAATGGAGCTGATCTCCAAAGTAACCGGAAATAAAGTGATTTTCCGCGGAATGAAAGACGATGCACAACGAGAAAAAGTAAAGTCTATCACATTTGATGTCGGAAAATTAACATGGATATGGATTGAAGAGGCAACAGAGCTTTACGAAGCGGATGTCGATATTCTCGATGACCGACTCAGAGGCGATTTGTCATTCAATCCATTTTTGTATTATCAAATCACATTTAGTTTTAACCCAGTATCAGCGACACACTGGCTTAAGGCAAAGTATTTTGATGTAAAGAGTGATGATATTTACACACATCAGTCAACATACTTACAAAATCGCTTTATTGATGAGGCATATCACCGGCGCATGATGATGCGTAAAGAACGGGATCCGGATGGATATCGGATCTACGGACTTGGGGAGTGGGGAGAAACCGGTGGTCTTATCCTTACAAATTATGCGGTAGAAGACTTTGATACATCTTCTGATCGATTTGATTACATGGTGAATTCGCAGGACTTTGGATTTAATCACGCGAATTGCATCGGGGAGGTAGGATTTAAAGACGGAGAGATCTATTTGTGCCGAGAGTTGTATGTATTTGAAAAAGATACATCGGAAATCATACAACTAGCTGATGGAAAATTTCAGAAGCGAATTACCATGTATTGTGATTCTGCTGAGCCAGACAGAATTAGGATGTGGCAGAAAGCGGGATATAGAGCATGTCCGGTCAAGAAGGAGCCGAACAGTGTAAAAGCGCAGATTGATTACTTAAAGCAGCATACGATCCATATACATCCGTCCTGCGTAAATACGATTAAGGAGATCCAGCAATGGAAATGGCGGAAAGATGAGAAGACGAACACTTTCACAGATGAGCCAGTGAATTTCTTTGATGATGCGATGGCGATGCTGCGGTATTCGATTGAGCAGGAAAGAAAAGGGAAAGTGAAATTAAAGACCTTTAGAGGAGGAATATAAAATGAATGGGAAAAGACCATACAAATTGCCGGAACCGCTTTTATGTTCCGCTGATAAAGAAATTAATATGACATTGGTAGATGAGTATATTCGCAAACACGAAGAGCGAATGCCGCGATATAACTACCTCGAGAATTTATACAAGGGATTCCACGATGTCTTCCGTCTGCCGGAAAAGGAATTATGGAAGCCGGACAATCGACTGGCGGTGAATTTCCCGCGGTATATAACGGAGACGTTTTTAGGATATGCCTACGGGATCCCGGTAAAAAAAACACATCCAGATGCAAATATTAAGGATGCGATCGTTGAGTTTGACCGGGATAACGATATATCAGATCAAGAATATGAGCTTGCGAAGAAGTGTTGCATCTACGGACATGCTTTTGAGTATTTTTATCAGGACGAAGAGGCAAAGACAAAAACAGTAGTATGCAATCCAAAAGAGTTATTTGTGGTCTATGATGATACTGTAAAGAACCGTGCGTTATTTGCTGTCAGATACGGTAAAAGAGACGATAATGTTACAAGGTATGGTGAGATACTTACAAGGACGGAAATCATCCCATTTGAGGGAGAAAAGATGCAGGAAGGTATGCAGAATCCTTATGGTCGTATTAATTGCGTGGAATACCTGCTAAATGATGAGAGAATCGGCTTATATGAAGAAGTTGCCGGCATGGTAGAAGTGTACAACAGAGTGATTGGAGAAAAAGCAAATGACGTGGACTCTTTCGCGGAAGCGTATCTCGCAGTGCTGGGCGCCGAACTGGACGAAGAGGGAGTTTACAAGATTCGCGATAACCGGATCATAAATTTATACGGCACAGATAATGCAAAGGATATTATTGTACAGTTTCTCGGCAAGCCTACGGCAGATGGAACGCAGGAAAATTTGCTTAACCGGCTTGAGGATTTGATCTATCAAACAAGCATGGTAGCGAATATCTCAGACGAATCGTTTGGAAATGCCTCCGGAACCTCTCTTGCGTATAAATTGCAGTCCATGAGCAATCTTGCACTGACATTCGACCGCAAGAATGAAAAGTCTATGAGAAAGCGATATAAGCTATTCTGCTCCCTTGCAACAAACGTCCCGGATCGTGATGCATGGAAAGACATTGACTTTACAATGAGCAGAAATATCCCGAAGAATCTCCTCGAGGAAGCGCAGACAGCGCAGGCACTGGAAAACATTGTATCCAGGGAAACGCAGCTGCAGGTGTTATCCATCGTAAAAGATGCGTCCGAGGAAATCGACAGAATGGAGAAAGAGGACGAAAAGAAGCAGGAAACAATCGTAGACAAGCGAATGTTTGGAGGTGCGGGAGATGGACAGCAGGACGTACTGGAAGAATAGAGAAGAGGAACAGCGGAAGAAAAACATCAAGGATGAAGCTGAGTATGCGAAAGAGATTGAGAAAATCTATCTGAATATGATGGACGAAATCCAGAAAGAGATCAATGGATTTTACACACGTTACGCAAAAGCAGAGGGAATTACGATTTCGGAAGCAAAGAAGAGAGTATCTAAAATGGATATTGATGCGTACAGCCGGAAGGCAGCACAGTATGTTAAGGATAAGAATTTTTCAAAAGAGGCCAATGAGGAGATGAGGCTTTATAATGCAGCAATGAAAATCAATCGATTGGAAATGCTGAAAGCCAATATCGGAATGCATCTTGTCGGTGGATTTGATGAGATTCAGAAGTATTTCGACCAGATCTTGACGGAGAAAACACTGGAAGAATTTGAAAGGCAGGCGGGTATCTTAGGAAAATCCATTCAGAACAACGCAAAGATGGCACACTCAATAGTAAATGCCTCTTTCCATAATGCGAAGTACTCTGATCGCATTTGGATGTATCAGGACATGCTAAAAGCTGAATTGTCCAAACTGTTGCAGACCGGTTTGATACAAGGTAAGAATCCAAGGGTATTGGCAAGGCATCTTACCAAACTGTTTGGAGTAAGCCGGGAAAATGCAGAGCGACTGATGGCGACAGAATTGTCTAGGGTGCAGGCGGAAGCCCAGAAGCAGTCCTATATCCGCAACGGATTTGATGAGTATGAGTTTATAGCAGAGCCTACTGCCTGCCCGATCTGCCGGGCTTTAGATGGAAAGCATTTTAAGGTATCAAAAATGATGCCAGGAGAAAATTCGCATCCAATGCACCCGCGCTGTCGGTGCAGTACAGCTGCATATATGGACGATAAAGAGTATCGAGAGTGGCTGGATGGGTATTCTAAGCATGGGATGAATTTTGAAACTTGGAAATCTGCAAAGGGAATCCGTAAAAGGTATAAGGATAATGAGAAAAACTTTACAACATTTGACGGAAGATCTCCTCAAATGGGCAAAGATATAATCAAACCGAAAAATATTATGAAAGAAATGAGAAAGTCTCAAATAGGTACGGATATGTTGCAATATATACTGGACAATGATGTTCCGGTAAATATATGGTATGGCGTGGATGTAGAACCAGAACTGGCAGGAATGGTAGAAGATGGTGAAATTAATATATATGCAGATAATACTAAAAACATAAAGGAAACAGCTACTACAGTTATACACGAAGCTACTCATGTGAAGATTAATAAGCCGAATAGCAAAAACCAGGAATTAGAATGCTATATGAATGAGTATAGACATCGTGGAATTGAATTGACAGATGAAGTAATAGACCGTATAATGAAGCATATAGATGATAAATACAAATACTTGAAATGGGAGTGATTGGTTATGGAGAACACTTTAATTATTCCACCTCATGAAAGATTGAAGCTGTTGAGGGAAGGGGAAAAAGTATTGTGCAAAAAGTGCAAAAAAGGAGTCCTGATTCCTTCTGGAGACTGTAAAACTACGAATACATTTTTCTGCGAATCTTGCGGGAATCAATTAATTATTAATTAGATACCATCAGTTGAGTTGACTGGTGGTATTTTTATACCTATTTAGGAGGCTGATCTATTTGATTGTAGTAAATGTAAACGAAGAAAAAATAACATTGAATGGTCATGCAGGTTATGCGGAGCCGGGAAAAGATATTGTGTGCGCAGCTGTGACAGCACTTGTGCAGACAATGGTGCATAGTATCAAGGCACTTACCGATGACAGACCGGAATACATAGTGTGTCCGGGAAAATTTGAAATGGAAATAAAGAATTTATCAGAGAAGTCGAAAACTTTGGTGGATTCTTTTTTTATTGGAATTTGCAAGATAGCAGAAGAATTTCCGGAGCATGTGAAAGTGGGGTGAAATTTATGTTTAAATGGATGAAACAGAGATTTTGTAAACACAAGTACCGTAAGCATTATGATAAGACCACAAAGGGATATGTGCGTCGCTGCGTGAAGTGCGGGAAAATCGAATAAGTAAGAAGTTAGCACATAGAGATATGTGTTATTTTTATGCCTTTTTCCGGCAGGCGGTAAAGAACCGGAAATCTATTTTAAAGCAACAGTCTGGACAGTGGATGGACTGGGGCGGAAAGGAAAAGATATGAAATTTAGAGAATTTATGGCATTACAGTTATTTGCCGAAGACGAAGGAACTGGGGCAGAAAGCAATGGATCCGGCGCAAATGGCGAAGGAACGCAAGGCAATGATGGAGAGCAGGGAGCTTCCGGTAACACGTTTGAGGACTTTTTAAAAGATGGGAAGAACCAAGCAGAATTTGACAGACGTGTTAGTAAGGCGATTGAGACAGCACTTGGAAACGCGAAGGTAAAATGGCAGGAAGACGCTGATCAGAAAGCAGAAGAAGCGGCGAAAGTTGCGAAGATGAATGCAGAGCAGAAGCAGCAGTATGATATGGACAAATTAAAAGAAGAAAACGAGAGACTGAAAGCAGAGTCTGCGAGAAATCAGCTTAGTAGAAATGCATCAGTAGTCCTTACAGAAAAAGGGTTTGAAGCAACGCAGGAAGTGCTTGACTTTGTCGTAGGAGCGGATGAAGCAGATACCAACGCAAGGATTGATACACTTGCGAAAATCGTGGAATCACAGCTTAAGAAAGCTGATATCGCCAGAGCAACCGGAACTACACCGAAGAGCATGACGAATACCGGAAGCCGGATGTCTGAATTTGACAAGAGACTTGCAAAGTATAAGTAAAGGAGAATGTGAAAATGAAGAACAAAGAATTTATGATGTTACAGTTATTTGCGGCAGGCGACAACAATGATATGCCGGCAAGAAGTTATCAGCTTGAGTTTAAAAGCCTTTTGCAGGCGGTATTTAAAAAGACAGCTTATTTTGCCGACTTTTTCGGAGGAGAAATTGAGGCACTTGACGGAGTCAGGGAAAATGAGACAGCCTTTTATGTAAAGACGTCAGATATTCCGGTTGCCGTTGGTAGTGGATATGATAAGACTGCTACAAAAGCGTTCGGAACAGGCACGGGAAGCTCTAGCCGTTTCGGAGAGCGAAAAGAGATTATCTACACAAACACACCGGTTAATTATTCTTGGGGATGGAATTTCCACGAGGGGATTGATCGTCATACTGTAAACAACGATTTTAATGTCGCGGTGGCGGATCGATTAGAGCTGCAGGCGCAGGCTAAAACGAAGACGTTTAACAAGCAGCATGGGAAATTTATTTCCACATCTGCTGGGAAAACTTTGAAAATTACAGATTACACGGCGGACAACGTACTGAAGCTGTTTAACGAGCTGTCGAAGTATTTTAACAACATCGAAGCAATCGGAACGAAGAAGATTAAGGTTTGCTCAGATCTTTACAATGCAATCGTAGATCATCCATTAAACACGACTGCAAAACACTCTACCGTTAACATCGATGGCAATGAGATTGTAAAATTCAAAGGGTTCCTTGTGGAAGAGATTCCAGATGAACTTTTCCAGTCTAAAGAGTGCGCTTATGCCTATATTGCAGGAGTCGGAAAGGCATTTACCGGAATCAACACGGCGAGAACGATCGAGTCTGAGGACTTTGACGGTGTAGCATTGCAGGGGGCTGGCAAAGCAGGAGAGTTTATCTTAAATGATAATAAAAAAGCAGTCGTAAAAGTGTCAGTGGGGGAATAACTCCCGCTGACGATACTGCCTTAGTTGGCAGCGGGAAAGCAGGAAAGGCAAAAGTAGGGAAAACAAAATAATATACGGAGGTAATGAATATGGCATATTCGAAAAAAGATTGGGTAGATGGAGAGGTAATCACTGAAGCAGCAATGGACAACCTCGAAAGTGGTGTAGCTGAAAATGACACGAAAAATACACAGCAGGATGAAAAAATTACTGAATTAGAAGGAAAAATAGTGAAAGCAGTTGCAGGATCTAAAGATGGTTTGATGTCTAAAGAAGATAAAACGAAACTAGACGGAATTGCAGAGCAGGCGAATAAATACGTTCTCCCGGCAGCAAATAAAACAACCCTCGGAGGAGTCAAACAGGCAACGCTTGTTCCAGAGGCGGCAGGAGAGAGTGTCACAAAAGCTGAGTTTAAAGCTCTCTTAGATGCTCTTAAAGCAGCTGGACAGATGGCAAGTTTATAAGGAGTAGGACGATGCTAGATGATTTAAAAAAACTTCTTGAAATCGAGGATGATTCTCTTGATCCAAAACTGGAATTGATTCTCGAATCTGTGCATGGGCGGTTAAAGCTCCTGCTCGGAGGGATTGAGGCACCGCCAGAAATGAATCACATCGTTTTAGAGGTGGCAGTGATCCGGTTTAATCGGCTGGGGTCGGAGGGCATGTCCTCACACGATGTCGAGGGCGAAAGCATGTCTTACAACGACAATGATTTTGATGGATTTATGACAGAAATACAAGCTTTTTTAGATTCACAAAAGGAATCAAAGCGAGGAAGGGTGAGATTTATTTGAGATGTGATACAGAAGTCTTCTTCCAGTCAATCGCGCGGGGGGAGTATGACGAATCTACCGGGGATTATAGAGATGACACGATCTCGGAAGAAAAAAGGCATGCCAGCGTTACGGATACCGGCACGGATACGATGAATCTTGTGTATGGATCTATAAAGCAGGGAAGCAAGACGGTGCGATTGCAGATGCACTATAAAAAGTCGTTTGATCGTATCCGGATAGGTGATGCCCTATACAGAGTGGATTTTGAGCGAAAACTGCGAACAAAGCATGTGTTTGTGGTCTCGGAGGTGCAAAATGGCAGAAATTAAATTTGAGGGAATCGCAAAGTTAAATAAAGGATTGAAAAAGCGGATAGATATGAGTGCGGTAAAAACAGCTGTAAAAAAGGATGGCTCTGGAATGGAGAAGAAAGCGAAAAGAAATGCACCAGTTGGAACACCAGAGAGTACCGGAATTCCCGGATACATTGGAGGTACTTTAAGGCGAAGCATCAACTTGGAGATTTCAGACGGCGGAATGACTGCCACAGTGGAGCCGACAGCCGAGTATGCACCTTATGTGGAACTTGGAACTCGCTTTATGGAAGCTCAACCGTTTTTAAAGCCTGCATTTGAGGAGCAGAAGAAACAATTTGAAAAAGATTTGCAGAAACTTGTGAGGTGATATATGGATCCACAGCAAGAGTTATTTACAAAATTACTTACAGAGATCAAAGCATTAGGATATGACGTATATGATGGCTTTTTACCGCCGAATGGTACGCCGTATCCTTTTGTTTATCTTGCAGACAGCCATCAGATAGATGATGCCAATAAAACCGCCGTCTTTGGGAGTGTTCATCAGACAATCCATATATGGCACAACAATCCAAGACAGAGGGGAACAGTATCAAAAATGTTGTTGGCGATCAAAAATACATGCAGAAAATTGGAACACACCGATAATTTTGCATGGAATGTCCGGAATGTAAATCAAAGGATTTTACCGGATAAGAGCACAAAGCAGCCACTCTTACACGGGTTGCTGGAAATAGAATTTAGCTTTAGCTAAGGAGGAAAAAAGCATGTTAAAAATGGGATTACAGTTATTTGCAGAGGCGGTAGCCGGTAAAAAAATCGTATATTTATACCGCCTTGCAGAAAAAGCAAAAGAAGAAGCTGCAAAAAATCTTGCCTTTACGACAGAAAACGGAAGAACGAAGAGCAAGGATGCGGAGTCTACAGCCACCAAAGACGGTTCCATCCGCACACCAGGAGCGGCAGAGACAGAGATTACGGCAACAGCTGTACTGTCTAAAGGAGACAAACTAATCATGGAACTCGAAGATGCTATGGACGGCGACAAGCTTATTGAGATCTGGGAAACAAACCTTGATGAGCCGGCAGATGAGGGTCAGGATAAATTTAAAGGCATGTATTTTCAGGGTTACCTTACAGAGGTGGAAATCACGTCTTCCGCAGAAGAAAATGTGGAAGTATCTCTTACGTTTGGTATTAATGGATCTGGTAAGCGAGGAGATGTTACGGTAACTGCAAAACAGCAGGAAGTAGCTGCCTATGTATTTAAGGATACTGTGCAGGAAATCGTAGACCCCTCTAGTGATAATGCCTTAATCAGTAGAGGGGAAATCGGAAAGGCAAAAATAGGTAAACGATAAATTATGTACATAGAGGGCGGAAAGACCGCTCTTTTTTTAGTGGAGGAATAAAAGATGATGGAATTAACAATTAAAGGACAGGTATATCAGTTTAACTTTGGAATGGGATTTTTGAGAGAGATCAATAAACAGACTAATATGCCGGTGGATGGATTGCCAGGAGTAAAAAAAGATGTGGGATTCCGGTATGCCCTTATGAATCTGGTCAATGGAGATCCGGATGCGCTGGTAAACATTCTTGATGTGGCAAACAAGGGGCAGGATCCAAGAGTGACAAGAAATATTTTAGATGACTATATTGATGATGAGGATACAGACATTGACGAATTGACAGACACTGTCATGGGTTTCTTAAAGAATGCGAATGCTACAAAAAAAGCCACGAACGAGATTGTAGAGACACTAGAGAAAGAGAAACAGAAGATGGAAGCAGAAGAAGCGAGAAAGCGGGAACTGATGGCTTAAGCTTTGAGGATACATACAAGGAAGTAGCCCTAAACTGCTTCCGGTATCTTGGCTTTAAAAATTTTGACGAGGTCGACAGACTGACAATCCCAGAATACAACTTACTGATGGAGGCTGTGCAATTAAAAGAGGTAGATAAGGACTACCGGAATCATCTGCAAGCCTTCTTGAATTTTGCCGTAAAAGCAGAGAAAAAGGTGGGAAAAGGGAAGACGAAGCCGGTTTACCAAAGATTTAGGAAATTCTTTGACTACGAAAAAGAAGTGGATCGCGTAAAGAATCGAAAACAAAAAAATGAAAGATTGGATATAATCGGCAGGATGATGAAAGGGGAGTGATGACATGGCAGAAAGTATTTCTCTAAAGGCAATATTGTCGGCGCAGGACAAAGGTTTTACATCGGCTTTTAAGTCGGCGATGTCCTCGGCGAATAGTCTTAAAAGTACTTTGACAAGCGGTCTCGGCTTTGGAATTATGGCAGGAATCGGTCAAAAAGCGTTTGGAGCGATTACGTCTGGAATTGGCGGCATGGTGTCAGAACTCAATTCATCGAGTGCTGCGTGGAAGACTTTTAATGGCAATATGTCGATGCTCGGAAAAGGTGCGGACGAGATCTCATCTGTAAAAAAAGAGTTGCAAGCATTTGCAGAAGATACGATTTACAGTGCCTCTGACATGGCGAGTACTTATGCACAATTAAGCGCAGTAGGGATAAAAAGCACTGACAAGCTGGTAAAAGGCTTCGGAGGGTTGGCGGCTGCGG